TTCACAGGATTCACAGGATTCACAGGATTCACAGGATTCACAGGATTCACAGGATTCACAGGATTCACAGGATTCACAGGATTCACAGGGGATGTACACAAACTCTGTGGTGTTTTCAAAGATCGTAGTGTCTCAATTGGATCGAAAACATATTGAATATTAGTGTGATAATATGTTTGTGTCATTCCACACGTTTCTTCATATTTATTTGGTTTGATAGCAATATTAACTTTACCATTCCCCAATTTGGACAAAACGGTTTGAACATATTCAACTTCCATTGATAATAATATATTGCTTTCTATTTAAGTAAGTATTCTTCTAACTGCAAATCACCTAAAATATCATGTTCAAATTTTAAATCAACAACAACTTTTTTCGAGTATTTCTTCTTTGCGTTATGGAATTTTACATTCATTTTCTTTTTTGTTGCCTTGTCTGCATACATTTTCTCCACAAAAGTACCAATTTTTTGTGCATGTTTTGCATCAACAATAGCGTCAATGTTGTATAGTGACTTGTCATTATTTATCGGAAGTACAGATACAATTTTATTATTGTTGCAATATTTTTGTGGCACATCTACTATATTTCCAAGGTTGATGTTCACAATGTTCGTATTAACTTTGCATTCATTTAAACGTTTATCATAGTCATCTAGATCTTGTTTATTTGAAAAGCAAAAATTAACAAAGTTGTCTATCTCTTCCAATATTGTCTCAGGTAGTATTGTTAAATTAAAAAAAACCCCGTTCTTATTTGATGTATAATTTACTGTTTCGTGTCGCAAAATAATATTAAATATCTCCTCGTGCTCTGTTGATGACATATTTGATATTTTTTCATACAACTGTTTTTTATATTTATTTGTAAACTTCATCATTTCAAATCCAATATATCAAATATATCCAATATATCTTTAAATATTTACTAATCATCTTCGTCATCTACTTCATCATCACTTTCTACATTGTCACTTTCATACATATCATATTCTGCGTCCGCCAAGGAATCATTATCAGAAAAGAATGCCCCTCCTTTACTTGATTTTCCTTCATCATCATCCTCTTCTTCTTCCTCCTCTTCCTTGTCTTCATCTTTGTCCTTGTCTTCTTCATCAATTTCATCCTCATCATCACCATCACCATCATCACCATCGACTACATCGACTACATCAACGACATCGACTACATCAATGACATCTTCATCAATGACATCTTCATGTTTCTCGTTATTAACATCTTTTTTCTTGCCGCGCTTTGAAATTTCGTTAACATCTTTAATCACCCTTCCAACTATCGACAATTTTGTGTCATTAAGTTCGAACTTCTTACCCATCACTTCCACAATGATCTCATCGTTAACATCAACATTATCAAGGTTTATGTCAGACACAATATTAACACTATTTTTTGCTATGATAATTTCGAGAACATTTACAAATGTTGTATTACTATAAAAACCCGCTTCCGCAAGAATACCAAATTTGTTGATATTTACAACCTTGCACTTTATGAAACTTCCAATAAGCGGATTGCATACATCGGCATAAAACTGTACATTATACAATACGTAACCATTCAGACCAATTAACTCAACTTTTCCTGGAGCAATTTTATGTACAACAATACTGTCAGTTTTAATATACCCATGTCTTGAACACTTGCCTTCAAGTTTTTCCTTCAACTTGTTAATAATTACTTGTTTGGCATCTTTGGTGATTTGCTTTGGATGTATCTTAATAACATCAGTAATAAGAATGTTGGTAAAGACCTTGCTTAAAACGTCCATTCTTTAAATTACAATATAATTTTTTTAACTCATTGTAATCTTTAAGTACGTTTTTCAAATTTTGTTGGTGATGATTATAACATAATGGATGGTAGAAAGATTCCATCATTTATTGAGAATCCGTTTGATAACGTATTAATTGATATTTCAGCTGCAATAAACCCATATCTAAGAAAATTAGGGTTACACCAGATGTACTTACAATCCTTTCATTTGTAACTGGAATTTATGCTGCAAGGCTCATATGGATATCCCAATTTATTCTTGCAGCAATACTTATATTCATTTCATATTTGCTCGATTGTATGGATGGAAACATGGCAAGAATGTTCGACATGGTAACACCATTTGGAGATTATCTTGATCATATTTCCGATATAAGTAAATATTCCTTAATTTTTGCCACAATACTTTGGAATAACGACATAAGTTTTACATATAAGACGATATTTGCAATAGTCATTTTAATATTAACGTTCCTTACCCAAATACATTTTGGGTGTCAAGAAAAATCATACAGCAAACATGGTAGTGACTCATTATCTGTATTGGAACCACTTTGTAAAAATGCTAATTATATTAAATATACGCGTTTTTTTGGTATGGGAACTACTGTTTTAGTGTTCATTATTTTTGTGATTTCTTTCAGCTTCACAAGGCGTAAACTATTTGTTTGATTTTGGTTTCGTTGGTTTCGTTGGTTTCGTTGGTTTCGTTGGTGTTTCTTGTGACAGTAAAAATGGTCTCTGGAATACTCCATTTTTCCTCATCAGAACTTCGTAAACATCACACAGCTTACCTTTGGTCATTTTGATTTTTCCAGAGTATGCATTATTATCGATATCATGTATCCTTCGCTCTAATTCATCAACTTGTAACGAGTGTGTTTGTGCACATACGTAACCTGCAGATTTACCAGATCCAGATGATTTCTCATCCCTGACCTTAAATTTTGCTGATCCATTTTTGTGTTGAATAAAGCCATTAATATTTTCATCCAACGACTGCAATTTATCTTTTAATTTTTTCACATCATTTGCAAATTTTGTCATATCCAATGCTGTACATTTTACAAATGATTTGTTTTTCACACAGTAAAAATCCCCATCAATATGGTTGTAAAACAATTTAACAGAATCGTTTTCATCTTTTACTAAAAATCCTAATTTATTAAGATTTGTCTTTAGTTTGTCTCTCAATTGATGGTGTATGACTGTGTCGGAAATATACATTTCTCTAAGTAAATCTCTCAACTCATCAAAATTCAATCTATCTACAACTGAATCAACAACGTAATCTCTATATTTAGAATTAATAAATTTCATCATTGAGTCAACACGATCCTGGACAAGTTCTAAAATATTTTGCTGATTTGATTTTGGTTCTGATACAGACACTGGCTTATCATTTTTCACTGATTTTGGTTTTGGCATTTGTTTCATCAATGCATCTAATGGAAGCCTTGGTACATGTTCAACGTCTTGAACTATACCATTAGGAACAAAATAGTATTTATCACCTGCATATTCGAGATGTCCGTGTCTCTTGTTTACACCTTCAAATGAATATCCATCTAACATATCATGAAGTGCGTATTTGATGATGTCTTCGTTTACATTTTTGTATTGTGCTTGTAAATTAGCAAGGATATCTTTGAAGGAATATTTGGTTTTTGTCTTGAATATACCTGTAATTAGAGTTTTATAAAACGCAATCTCATCATGAATCATGTCTAAGTCATATGTGGAATTATCTATCTTAAAGTTATTGGGTGTTTTTCCTAAACAAGTGATAATATGTGAAGATGCCTTGTCACCGACATCATACCCTTTTATAACCTTTCCTTGAGAAGTCTCTATATCAAACTTGATTTTTAACTTGTTTGACGGGAACTCAAGGTTTGGTTTGTTAAATTCACAATCAATAGCACATTTTTTCAGAATATCTTCGACACGTTTAATCGCATATTGTTTGTTTTCAGCAATCCTAAACACATACATATCAATACTTTCTTGATCATCGTCGGGTAACACAATAGAATGCGAATATATTGACGTATTGCGTTTTTCTTTGGGAAGATCAACATGTGAACATGTTCGTACTGCTCTTCCAATAATCTGTTCTGATCTATTTAAATTGTACCATGGATCCAAAAGATGAACTTCTCGAATTCGCTTGAAGTCAATGCCTTCTGTACCAATCTTTGAGACAATTACTACTTTGATTGTCTCGCCTTCCATATTTTGAAGAGATTTTGTCAAAGCGATTTCTTTGTCGTTGTTTGGAGACAGATCTTTGTCTCTAGACAGTATAACGTAGTTTGGACGTTTACCATTTATGAGAGGTGCCTTTTGTTCAACAGCAAAACCCTCGCCAAGATTACCGTCGAGTTTGTTAAAACCAATGTGTTCGAGTGCAAGAGCACACGGTAATATTCCACTATAGTAATATTGCGAGTATATAAAGACAATACCATGTGATTTGATCACGTAATCGATTATCCTCTTTATTTTAGGTGCGTATTTACCTATGTGATCGTATGCAAAGAATTGGTTGTACTTTTTGACAATGTCATTGTTATACTTTATTCTGAGACCTCTGCCTTCTTTTTTCTTATCAAAACAATCCATGAAGCCATTTTTGCCATATGCTCTTGCAGGATTGCTTGTTGGGTACACACAATTACATAATTGTAGTAAATTTTGCACATCACTTGAACCATTTCCATCATCAGCTTCTTCAAAGTCTTCATCATCGTCTTCTATTTTTGAAGGCATCAAATCCTGATAAATTAAAAGTTGTTTGGATGACATCTCACTACCGATGATTTCAAGTGACTTGATGACATTTTTAGATGGTATCGGTTTACCTTTTATATCAACAGAAGGAAATGTAGTAATCATATGTTTGTCACCAAGCATTTTAGGGTATAGTCTAAAAGGGAAGGAAAACGGATTCTCACCACGCATGAACGATACATAACCTTTACATGTATTCAATAATATTTGCTCACCTGCCTTTGTTATTACTCCATACTTGTCAAATAACGATGCAACTTTAATAGTTTGTTTATTATCATTTGTAAGAAGCAAGTTCATGATCCACACAATTTCACGGGGATCATTAAACATTGGTGTTGCTGTCATGAGCAATAATTTACTATTTTCAATTGTTTGAATCAGTTCTTGAAATGCTGATGAAATCTGTTTCTTGCCAGACTCAGACGGCATGCGAAGATTATGTGCTTCGTCGATGATTATGAGTCTATCTGAGAACAACTCGTGGAGTTTATCTTCGTACCGCTTTTGGTGTTTGGATGTATCTTTTTCAGACTTTTCTATACGCTTACGTATATTCTTCATCAATTCGACTAGTTCTTTATAACCAATGAACTGATACCGCTCATTTATAAGCTTGTTGATACGTTTTTCAAATGCTTCTTTCGTCAACATTTTCCTATCAATAACCATTTCGGGGTATTTGGTACCAGTACATAGGTTGGCTTCATGTTTATCAATGTCATAACGCATAATATCAAATATTTGTTTCTTAAAATTTTCTTTCAGGGTAGATGACAATACCACTAATGTTTTTTTCTTGTACAAACCATAGTATTGTTCAGCTATAGAAATTGCTGTGCAAGTTTTGCCCACTCCTACCTCATGATACAATAATAACCCATTGTATGGTGTTTGTGGTGATAAAAAACGTTTTACAAAAATTTGATGAGGGGCCAGTCGGAAAGTATTGACACTGCATCTCTTACCAACTTCATCATCAAAATTATATTCATCAACACTTATTTGACCTTCAATGTTATGAAACTCTTTTTTTTGAAACAAAGTTGTATAGAAATTGGTATCATCTGTTTGTGGATATGGAATATATCCAGCTTGTGTTTTATCGGGGGTGTTTTCATACGGCCCTGGAAGCCCTGGAAGCTCTAAAAGCTTTTGATGATATGTCCCGTTTTTGTACGATTCGAAAAGCGTTTTATAAAGTGTTTCCATTTATATTCACAAAACAAAAAATAAGGTTTTATTACTTTTTTGATATCAGCGCATATAACTTTAAACGTACGTCTTCTTTAACTGTGATATCAATATCATCATTATCATCAACATCAACATCAACATTTAGCATGTCAAACCCTAATGGTTTTGCAACATTCTCAATAAATGAATCAAGTTTAATTTTTATCTTATGTTCTATTGCATAACCTAAAAAATTGTCTATATCATCGGCGATTCTTTGAAGCATCATGTCAATGGCTTCGTCTCTATTTATTTTAGTCCATTTACGCCCATTAAATATCTCTACATCAGTATCATCTTTGATTGTACGTATATTACTGTTTTCTGGATGGTTTTTATCACAATATTTCCATTTACACAGTTGAATTACTCCGTTTATTCCTCCATTAACAATCTTTTGCATTTTTTTTTCGTATTGATTATCGTTATGGATGTAATCCATATTTTCCCTGCAAAATGGCGTAAATATAATCTTATTAAAACATACTTTGTGATGGCGTGTACGGTTTGATGTTGTAGTAAATGTTTTTCCACAATGCTCACATGTAAACATATCTTTGTAAAGAAAATGAAGAAACGTTTATGTAATTTTTATACCATGATGACATAAGGAAAATCATGTCAAATCTCACTAAAACACAATAACTTTTGTAAAATACATCCAAAAGAATATACCTATGAAACATTTAGCAATCACGTCAAGAACATTATACGCAATATTCTTAGTTTCTTCACTTTGCATATATACAACACCATATATAGCCCATACTATAACAAATGCAAAATATATTGAGAGGTTATTGAAGGATTCGTTGCCAGCCACAAATGAATACCATATGATGCCAAATAATACACAGAAAAATATGAACCCTACTATTTGTGCAGTACGTTTATCAATCTTCTTTACTTCACCGAGGTATCCAGATATTAACATACCCATGTTCATCAATAATATCCAAATAAACGTTGATATATGAAGGTATCTCTTATCGTTAAATGACAATACCAGACACAATACAAGCAACATGAGTGGTGTTGTAATGAACCAATCTGAATAACGAGTAATATTGATATCTCTGTATGAAATTTGTCCAGAAGATATTTGTGCGATGAATTTTGAATAGAAAAATGCAGCAACTATTGAGATACAAGTTTCTAAATTCATTATATGGCGAATTTGTGGATTTTTTGTTGCTATCGCTTCAATCAAAGTTATGGTGCCTGTGGTGATCAATAATACATATGTTATGTAAAACGTTGTTTTTACTAAAACATCTTTATCTTTTTGATCAACTGAACACATATTTATTAATATTTATACTATTTGTGCTGAATTTACCATACATCAGACGATTGTGTTATCACGAATTTTTTATATATTATCCAAAAAAAATCACCATAAACGGTTGTATAGCCTCTGTTCCAATTGGTTATATTAAAAATACGCTCAATATCCGTCATGAGAGCTTCGTTGTCAATAAGGGCTTTGTATGTTTTAAATTCTGATAGCCGATCTTTTTTTTGATTGTTATAAGCATAAAGCCACTTGGTAGGGCTAGCTGATCTCCAAAGTTTGTTTGTGTGTATGAGTACAGAATTGAAAAGCAAGTCGCATACGGAATATTGAATGCAATTGTGTTTGATTAGTATGTTGCAAAATGTTTTCAAGACTTATGTTCTCACCGAGAACATAAAATATTCTCCTCCATTTATGACTTCGTTGGTGTTGAGAAGCAAGAGAGCGTCAGCGGTAAACAAGCTGTTTTGTCCAGAATCATATGAAGAAGCATAGAATCTAGCTCTTTCAGGATGAGAGAAGTCATCATCATCGCAGAATAAACAAAATGTGTTGTCTGGTATTATGTCTGATAGAAACTTGAAGTGTTCAAATTGGTTTTTTTTGGGTTGGGTGATGATAAATATGAAGTATGGGGGTTGGCTTTATATCAAATGGTATTATGCCAGAAATACTCACATACATAGGAACTGGATGTGTTTGTGCCATGATGCTTTGTATTTGTGTCTTTAAGGATAGTATTCTGTCAGGAGTTGCAATATGAGAAGCGCAAAGCACAACCAAGTCTAGCATTGTTTTTGTATAGACTCATATCTTATTATGTTAAATCACATCGCAATTAGTAGATATGAAAAATATTAATTTTATTTTTATTAATTTGTCTTAAGTCTAAGGGGCACATATAACAATAAAAATATTTAAGTATAAAAGTATATTTTTAAACACAAACAAGTAAAAATGAGTGAGACATTTGCATTCCAAGCTGAAATTAATCAACTACTTTCTCTAATTATTAATACATTTTATAGCAATAAAGAAGTCTTCCTCCGTGAACTTGTTTCAAATGCAAGTGATGCACTGGACAAAGTGAGATATGCATCTTTGACAAACCCCGACATCTTAAAGGATGAATCAGAACTGTCAATTAAAATTATTCCCGATGAGACAAACAACACCCTTACTATTTGGGATACAGGTGTAGGTATGACTCGTGATGAGCTGATTAAGAATTTGGGTACTATTGCACACAGTGGTACTCGTCAATTCATGGAATCACTAAAAGATGGTACAGATGTAAGTCTTATTGGACAATTCGGTGTAGGTTTTTACTCAGCGTTCCTAGTAGCTGATTCAGTCAAGGTATACTCTAGATCGCTTGAATCAGATAAAACGTGTGTTTGGGAATCAAGTGCAGGAGGTTCGTTTTCTATCAATGAAGCTGATGAGAGTGAATGTCTTACACGTGGTACAAAGATTGTTCTTCACCTGAAAGAAGATCAAAAAGAATACACTGACCAAGAGCGTATTCGTCAAGTACTGACAAAACACAGTCAATATCTAGGTTTTCCGATCAAGCTCCAAGTGACTCGTGAGACCGAAGTGCCTGTAGATGTTACAGATGTTCCAGATGTTACAGAAGAGGAAGTCAAGCAGAATGATGGTGATGTCGCAGATGTCGCAGATGTCGCAGATGACGAAGATGACGAGTCTGATGACGAAGATGACGTAAAACCTCCTAAAATGGAGAAGAAAACAGTTGTTGAATTTGATATTGTCAACAAGCAACAACCTATCTGGGCTCGCAAGTCTGAAGATGTTACACATGACGAATATGCTGCTTTTTATAGGTCTATGACTAACGACTGGGAGGATCACATGGCTGTAAAGCATTTCTCTGTTGAAGGTCAAGTCGAGTTCAAATCGCTTCTGTACATTCCTCCACGTGCACCCTTTGATATGTTTTCAGGAGGTGCTTCTAAAAAGATGAATAACATCAAACTTTACGTTCGTAAAGTGCTTATTATGGATGAAAGTAATGATCTCCTTCCTGAATATCTGAGTTTCTTCAAAGGTGTTGTTGACTCTGATGATCTTCCTCTAAACGTATCTCGTGAAATGCTGCAACAAAACAATATCATGAAGGTTATTAAGAAGAATCTTGTTAAAAAATGTATTGAAACTATGAGTGAACTGACACAAGATGCGGAGAAATGGGGCAAGTTTTATCAACAATTCAGCAAAAATATTAAATTGGGTTACATGGAAGATCAAAAATCAAGAACCAAGATAGTTGAACTTCTTCGATTTGTATCATCTTATGATGACAAACTGACTAGTCTTAAGGATTATGTATCACGTATGAAAGAAAATCAAAAAGATATTTTCTATGTGACAGGTGAGCATATTGATTCTGTGAAAAACATGGCATGTATCGAAAAACTAAAGAAGAAAAACTATGAGGTGTTGTTCCTGATTGATCCGATTGATGAATATCTTGTACAACATCTACATGAGTATGATTCTAAGAGGCTAGTGAACTGTTCTAAGGAAGGTTTTGCACTGGAAGATACTGAAGAAGAAAAGAAACAAAAAGAAGAGGTGAAAAAGGAATGGGATGGCGTTTGTAAGCGTATTACAAGTATTCTGGGTGATAAAGTCAAGGATGTTGTTATTTCTGATCGACTGGTGACCCGTCCTTGTGTTCTTGTGTCTGATGTATACGGATGGACTGCAAACATGGAAAAGATCATGAAAGCACAAGCTCTTCGAAGTGGTGACGCAATGATGATGATGGGTGGAAAGAGGATCCTTGAAATTAATCCCGATCATAAGATTCTCAAATACATCAAAGAAAGAATCGATTCAAATGCCGCCGAGAAGCCACTGGAAAATATTATAAATCTTTTACACGATACAGTAATGCTTGATAGTGGTTTTACGCTCAGTGATCCATCCAAATACACATCTCGTGTTTACACACTGATTGAAAATGGTCTCACTGGTGACGAAGAAAACGAAGAAAACGAAGAAGGCGAAGGCGATGAAGAAGACATTGATCTTTCCACTCTCAAGGAAAAATCGGATGAAAAAAATGAGACATCAATGGAGGATGTTGATTAGATCAATGTTAATCCATGTTAATCCATGTTTTATTTTTGTTTCGCTTGTATATTCATATAAGAACATCATTTGAATAAAATAATAATGTACGACGTTTGTATTATCGGTTCTGGGCCTGCGGCTCATACTGCTGCAATTTATACGTCTCGTGCAAATCTAAAAACTATATTGTTCGAAGGATGGATGGCCAACGGGATTGCACCAGGTGGACAATTGACGACAACTACTGATGTCGAGAACTTTCCCGGATTTCCGGAAGGCATTATGGGTGGAGAGCTGTGTGGAAATCTCAAAAAACAAAGTACAAAGTTTGGTACAGAGGTTGTCACTGAAACCATTACATATGTCGACTGCAGCTCGAAACCGTTCAAAGTAACATCTGAAAACGGTACAAATATTGAATCAAAAGTTGTTATTGTAGCAACAGGAGCATCGGCAAAAAAACTCGAGTTTGAAGGAAGTGAAAAATTTTGGAATAATGGAATTTCTGCGTGTGCTGTTTGTGATGGTGCTGCTCCTATTTTCAGGAATAAGCCCGTTGCTGTCATTGGTGGAGGTGATAGTGCAATGGAAGAAGCATTATTTTTGACAAAATATGCGTCAAAAGTGTACATCATCCATAGACGTAACGAGTTTAGAGCGAGCAAGATCATGCAAAAGCGAGTCTTCGATCATCCTAACATACAAATATTGTGGAATTCTGAAGTTGTCGGTGCATATGGTAGAGACAAACTTGAAAAACTGAAAGTTGTCAATAGTAATACTGAAATCACTGAAGAGTTCATCGATGTTAATGGGTTATTCTTCGCCATTGGTCACGAACCTGCATCAAAGTTCCTAGATGGGCAACTTGAAACCGACGAACAAGGATACATAATTACAAAACCAGATTCGACTGTCACTAGTGTACAAGGAATATTTGCCGCAGGTGACGTACAAGACAAAAAATATAGACAAGCAATTACTGCTGCAGCATCTGGGTGCATGGCTGCACTTGAAGCAGAACATTTCATATCATCGTATCGTTTTTACAACGATTTGATTTAATCTTTTAAATAGTTCTTTTCGTTCAATATTTACATTTCTAATTTTACTTTGTGCTTCGTTGTAATCAAACCAACGAATATCTTTTATCTCAATGTTATTGGAAGATACACATGGTGTATATTCATTTGTATCTCCAAAATTACTATTAAGCTTTGCGATGTAATATACATGTTTATAACGTACATTATTAGTGCCTGAAAACACTTCTTCCAACGGTTTCATATCATTACACATCTTGATATTTTTGATACTTATATTGGTTTCCTCACGGAACTCTCGCAATGCACAATTAACATCGTCTTCATTGATATTACGTCGGCCTTTTGGAAATCCCCATTCAGTTTCATCATAATCAGATACACTGTTGTCAAGAATATAATCAATGTTGAAGAAGAACCTTACATTATCTTGACCATTAATAAAGACACCAGACTTCAACAATGTAAACCGTTCTTTAGAATCTTGATACTCTTTGTTAAAATTCTTGTTGCGCTCAAACGTACTTGACTTGCACCACAATTCCTTCCATAAATCATCAAATTCCATCGATCTGAGTTTATCACGTTCGTTCTCTGTCATGTTGGAAAACAACTTCAACAGATACTTAGTATTATTGACATCGTACTTGCCCCTCAAAAACTCAACAAAACTCAATGAATCTTTGCGTTGTACCATGAGATACTTAGGGCTGATTGTGTTTGTTTCTTTGTCATAACACAATCTGAAGCAAATAATACCATAACTTGTTATTGGATGATTACATGTTTTGTAAACATGGCCAATGCCACCACAGTTTGCACAAAATACCGGACTTTTCTTAAGAGAAAAATAATCAGGTGTTACAAAAGGATATTCTACAAGCATCATGTTGTTACTATCCGTCTTGATTATTATTTATATTAAGACAAATATTCCTTATATGGAATTTGCCAATCAAATTTTGTTGAATAATATTAAATATGCAACCAAGTGTGTGGGGACCGTGTCTTTGGCGATCAATTCATGTAATTGCACTTGGATATCCTTACTCTCCAACCGACGAAGACAAAAAAAATTATAAAGAATTTTACGAGAACTTTTGGAAAGTTATACCATGTCAGAAATGTTCAGTAAATTACAAAAGACATTTGGAAGAGCTAGAACATATTGACGGATTTCTGTCATCACCTGATGATCTGTTTTCATGGACCGTTGCGTTACACAATATTGTAAACAATGAGCTCGGTAAACGACTTTATACTGTAGAAGAAGCAAAACAAATACATTCACAGATGCCTTTGTGTGAAGTTAAAAAAGATGTAAACACTTCCACTAATATTAATAATATCATCTATGTAATCATTGCAGTTGTCGTAATTTTGATTGCATCTGTGTTGATTATTCAAAGATTTAATAAGCGTTGATTTATTATGCAACGGTACTTGCAACTGCTTGTGCAAACTCAAGTGTACTCTTTCCAAATTCGATGAATTTGTTTTCTTTTTCTTGTCTTATGCATGCATACATGACGAATTTAGTAGGTTTATCTTCGCCTTGATGTTGACTTTTAAGGTCTTTTAATTCATTCAACGTTTTAATCATTAGTATTTTGTCATCTTTGTCTGTCGGATCGTTGTAAAAATTTTGAACCTTATATGAATCAATATTATTAAACTCCATACTTCTGTTAAACTTGACATCAAAAGCCTTATTATTCAATTTGTTAAAATAATATATAAGATGATTGATTGTTTCATTGATATAAAACCCTTCACGACATGTATCGAGTACATCTTTAACGGTATTTAATGCATTTTTTTTCATAGCTTTTTGAGTGTCCGTTTTTATTTGCTTGTACAAATCAAAATTGTTCATACGTACTGTTAAAGTTTGTGTAATGACGCTTTGAGGTTGGTCAAAGGAGTAATAAAATGCACTTACGGATTCATAACCTAATAACTCTTTCATTGTTTTCCCTTTTTCTGATGAAATGTTAAAGTTTATTCCGTTATTTGTTATATACGTGTTATTATAGATATCATATGGATTTTCTCTACCACCCATGTCACAAATAGTCAAATATCCGTCACCAATTTTTAAAATTATAAATAAATGACTACGTGAAGATTCTTTATTATTTATTGTTTCTCTTATACGTTTCTTGTTAATTCTGTGTTTGTTAACAAAAGATATAACATCATTGAATAAGTTTATTTTATTATCTTTATTGGTCTTGTTAAACTCATCAACATTGCGTTTTATTTCTATATCAATCAACAGATCTATTTTCTGTCCTGTTAAATTTGGATTTTGATTTTGCTTTTGCACTACTGGTATAACGTTTTTAAAGTCTTTGACGTATAATTCGAACATCTGATGGATTGTTATATTATTTGGCAAAACGTGTTCGATAAAAAATGATAGTGCGTGTAAAGCTAATCCATTATTCTGATCATGTACAATTGTTGTGTTATTGATTAATGTATATGTTTTTCCACTTCCAGAATACCCATAACCAAACAAAACTATATGATATCCATCTAATATTTGTCTGAACATGTCGATTTGACTATTGAATAAATCACGATTACTTGCTCTATCATTGTAAATATCGTAAAATGGACCATATCGTTGTTGGTTAAACGTTATTACCTTATTTCCAAAATCATAATTGATGGGGACAATTGATCTCAATGCTATTGGTTTAACTCTTACAAATATACGAACAGCGCCTCGTAAGTCTTCTTTTAAATTTACTGCATTTTTTAACCATTCTGGAAGATTTTTGATTATTCTCTTTAAGTATTCAGCATTTTCGGTTACATTTCTTGATGTTTTGTCATCACAAGTAAACGCATCTGTATCTAAACTATTCCATAATTCATCTTCTATATACTTGTTTGGATCATAACCTTGTGACTTAATTTTATTACCAAACTGTTCGACCTTTTCATTATTTGGGAAATCTCCGTTCAAACTGTTAAAAATATCTTTAAAATTCTTATAGTTTGTATATTTGTCTTTCAAAAATGCGATATTTTCATTGAAATTTTTTATTTTTTCACATTTCTCTTTCTCTTTCCTTCGGATTGCTTCCCGACGTTCCTGTTCCTGTCGGAGTTGCTCTTGATTTTGTTGAAATTGCTTTTGCAACATTTCATCTGTTTGTGCACTCATTTCAGTAGTGGATTTTTGTTGTATGCATTGTCTAAGAATGATTTCAGCAACTTTATCTATTTTATCGTCGTCTTGAAATCCATTGAATAACGTGCCTAATTTATTTTTCAAATCTCGCAATACTTTCTTTTCATTTGTACCTGAAGAAAAATGTTCGTGCAAAGATTTTAGTTTCTTTCCAATTTTCAATGCTTGTTCTGTGTACTTATATTTCAGTGTCTCTGCACTCGTCTCGTCTTTACTAATGTATTTGAGTGCAATACCCCGTACACTTGTTACAACAAACGCAAGGAACAAGTTTATCATCTCCTCGTAAATAGCATTAACATCTTGACTGTATTGGTCGTCTTTGGTCGTCAAAAATACGGTTGTAGGAACTGAGTTAACAGATTTAGCAATTGCGTCTAGGTAATCTAACAACATTCTTTGCAATTTGTCGTCATCGACAAGATTATCTCTTTGTATTTTTTGTTTAGCATTTGATAATAAAGTGT